TCAAGTTCGACACGAAGCAGATGGAAGCTGCAACCAGGGCTCGCGAGACATACGCCGCCGAGCGCCGGTCCCTCCTCATGCAGACGGAGCTCGACCACGCACAGAAGCTGCAGTCCCAGATGTTCTCCCCAGCGAAGCAGGGCCAGTTCGGCGGGCGAGACAACACGTGGAACGAGGTCACCCTCGAGGAGCCCAACTTCGCCGACAAGCTAAGACTCCAGCAGGCCATCAACGGCTGCGTCAACAACATCCTGCGACTGATCGAGGCGGACGCCGGGTCCAACCGCTCCACCATCAACCTCGTCATCGCCACCGCTGAGAAGCTGGGCCTCGCAGACAGTGACGGCGAGTGAGCCTCATCGTCCCGGAGGCCGGGGCGGTAGGCCTCACGGACAAGCAGATCGACTCAGTGCGGGAATCCACCGCCATCTACAATGTGTGGGAGGGGGCCGTCGCTGCAGGCAAGACCATCGGCTCGCTGTACCGCTTCCTCCTCTTCATCTCCCTCACGATGGATCTACCGGGCGAAGTCATCATGACGGGCCGAACCCGAGACACTGTCTGGCGGAACTGTATCCTCCCGATGCAGGACTACTTCCCCGGGCTCATCGTCGGGAATCTCGGGGCTCCCACTTGCCGCATCATGGGTCGGCTGGTGCACGTGATCGGTGCGTCCGACGTGAAGGCGGAGCAGACGATTCGAGGCATGACGGTCCTCTGCGCCTACGTGGACGAGATCACGACGCTCCAGGCGGACTACTTCCGCATGCTCCTCACCCGTCTTCGAGTGCGCGGTCGCAAGGGCAAGAAGCTCGCCTCCAAGCTCTTCGGCACCACGAACCCGGACGGTCCCAAGCACTGGCTGAAGGCGGACTTCTTCGACAACGCTGCGAAGATGAAGGACTGGACCCGCTTCCACTTCACACTCGACGACAACCCAACCCTGCCAGAAGAGTTCGTGCGGAACATGCACACGCAGTACTCCGGCATGTGGTACAAGCGCTTCATCCTCGGGGAGTGGGTGGCCGCAGAGGGGGCGATCTGGAGCAGCTTCGACCCAGAGGTCCACGTCGTGGATCCGCTCCTACTCCCACCAATGGAGAAGGTCCTCGCAGTGAGCGTGGACTACGGCACCGAGCACCGGACTGCAGGCATCGCTCTCGGTCTCGCGAAGGACCGTCTGTGGGCTCTGCGGGAGTGGGCCCCCGACAAGGGGATGGCCCCGTCGCAGTACTCAGCCGACTTCCGAGAACGCTTCCTCCCACGCCTTCGAGAGGACTTCGGGGAGCCCGAATGGATCAGGGTTGACCCTGCAGCCCGGGACTTCAGAGAGCAGCTCTACTACGACGGTCTGACGAACGTCGCGAAGGCCCACAACGCAGTCGTTCCTGGCATCCGCACGGTCTCCTCCATGTTCTCCACGGGCCGACTCATGGTGTCGGAGGAGTGCCCGAACCTCATCGACGAGATCCCGAGCTACGTCTGGGACCCCAAGGCAACGGAGCGCGGAGACGAGGCCCCCCTCAAGGAGAACGACGACTTCTGTGACGCTCTCCGGTACGTTGTCCACTCCACGCAGTCAGAATGGAGAGACGCCATCCCGGTCTACTCTCTCCACGCCGACACCCCAGAGGTCGAGCAGCTGGAGCAGCTCCAGCCGCTTCCCTGAGCTACGCTTCAGCCCCAAGGACAGGAAGGACGGGGTCTCGTGATCCTCCAGGAGAACATGGATTGGCCCCCGGTCGCTGGGGAAGTGTCGCGTTCGCTCGCCGAGTGGGACGCATGGTGGTCCGGCAGCCGGGGTCGCTTGTCGTCTGTCTACGCGAACCAAACCGCCCGGCCCGGTCAGCTGTCCGGCGGCATCGTCGGGTGGGGCTCCCGGATGCTCTGGGGCAACCCTCCGGCCCAGTCCGCCATGGATCGCCGCATCCACCTTCCTCTCGCCGCCGACATCGCTGCGGCTTCGGCCGACATGCTGTTCGGCGAGGAGCTCGCCATCGACTGGGGCGAGGGCAACGAGGCCCAGGGCGACCGCATGGAGGTCGTTCTGGACGGCATCGGCTGGCAGTCCCAGCTCGCAGAGGCGGGCGAGACAGCAGCCGCGCTCGGCGGGGTGGCGCTCCGGGCAGGCTGGGACACGGACGTCGCTGACCACCCGCTCATGACGGTTGTGGCCCCGGACGGCGTGCTGGTCGACTTCAGCTTCGGCATCCCGAACGCCATCACGTTCTGGTTCACTCAGGACGGAGACGGCCTGACGGTGTGGCGCCACACGGAGCGGCACGAGAAGGGCCGCATCGTCCACCAGCTCTGGAAGGGCTCGAGCAACAAGCTCGGGGAGCTCCGCCCCCTCAACGACCACCCCATGACGGCGGGGCTCGTGGAGTCCCTCAGCGGGCCGGACTACATCCTCACCGGTACGGAAGCGCTCACCGCAGCGTACATCCCGAACATCCGCCCCGTCCCGACCTGGAGGCGGGTGCCGGGGGCAGCGTATCTGGGCCGCTCCGACTTCGGTGTGGAGGGTGTGACGGGCCTCTTCGACGCCGTCGACGAGAGCTGGACGTCCTGGATGAGGGACATCCGGCATGGGCGCAGCCGCATCTTCGCGGCGTCCCAGATGCTCGAAAGCGACGGCCCGGGCAAGGGTGCTCACGTGGACCTCGAGAGGGAGGTCTTCGAGTGCGTCAAGCTCCCCTTCGGCGAGAACCCCACCGTCGAGTCCATGATCACCGCTCAGCAGTTCAACATCCGGGTGGAGGAGCACGCCCGCACCATCAAGGAGCTGACGCTCGCAGCGGTGTCGGCATGTGGGTACTCGGGGTCCACGTTCGGCCTAGACACGGAGGTCGTGAAGACCGCCACAGAGGTTGGGGCGGTCCGGGGCCGCACGATGTCGACTCGGGAGAAGAAGACCAGGTACTGGACGCCGCAGCTAGAGCGCTTCCTGTTCGCTCTGTCGGAGCTAGACCGCTCTATCTTCGGTCAGTCCGGGTTCGGCGACGTCCACCCCCGTGTGTCGTTCCCAGCCTTCAGCGCACCCACGCAGCTCGAGCTCGCTCAGACGGCGCAGGCCCTGAGGGCTGCTGAGGCGGCGTCGACGTACACGCTCGTGAAGCTCGTCAACCCCGACTGGGACGACGACCAGGTGGACGAGGAGGTCGAGCGCATCAACGAGGCGAACGCTGCTCCGGCTCCGATCCTCGTCAACGATCCGTTCGCAGCGCAGGACGAGCCAGAGATCTCTGAGCCTGAGGAGTAGCGATGACCATCTCTGCCGGCGTCGAGTCTCTCAGCTCCGCATACGAAGAGGCTGAGCTGAGGATCATCGACCTCATCGCCTCACGACTGAAGAAGGGGGCTGAGGCCCCCGACTGGGCTGCTCGGAAGCTGCAGGAGCTCGCACTCACGAAGCGCCAGATCGAGAAGATACTGAACAAGCTCGCCCCGGAGGCTGCAGCCCAGGTGTCGCAGCTCTTGCGGGACAACTACGAGAGGGGGCAGGCAGAGGCCCTCGACACTCTGATCAAGTCGAAGATGGCCACGCCATATCCGGGCGTGATCCAGGCCAGCAAGGAGATGAGCAAGCTGCTGTCGGAGACGACGCAGAGCATCCTCGAGTCGCACAACCGGATCCTGCGATCGACGGACGACGCCTACCGGAAGATCGTTTCGAGAGCCGCCAGCGACCTCCTTCTCGGCACAGGCACCCGGAGCGACATGATCCAGCGCGGCCTCAATGAATTCGCCGACAAGGGCATCACTGGGTTCGTGGACAAGCGTGGCCGGAACTGGGAGATGCAGGCGTACGTCGAGATGGCGGCGGGGACAGCGGCACACCGGGCGAGCACGCAGGGCCACCTCGAGAAGCTGAAGGAGAACGGCCACAACCTCGTCGTCGTCTCTGACCACAAGGGCGAGTGCGACCAATGTCGGAAGTGGGAGGGGGAGGTCCTCGCGATCGAGCCCGTCCAGGACACTACGTACCGCACCGTCGAGGAGGCTCGAGCCGCTGGCCTGGAGCACCCGGGATGCCGGCACCGGTACAGCGTGTGGATCGAGGGGATCTCCCGGAAGCCTGAGCCTCAAGGCAAGCCGGAGGACTACGAGCAGCGCACCCAGCAACGCTCTATGGAGAGGCAAGTCCGGGCGTGGAAGCGGCGAGAGGCAGCGGGCGACCCCAAGGCCTCCGCCTACGTGAAGAAGTGGCAGAAGGAGCTCCGAGACCACGTAGCGGAGCACGGGCTCAAGCGCCGGTACGACAGAGAGAAGCCTCTTGTCGGGAAGACGGGCCCCTCTCCCGTAGCTGAGTCCTGACCCAGTGCGTTACCCTTGGGTACCATGACTGATCAGCCGACCCCGAACGACGACCAGACCGGAGGCAGCACCGGCCAGGACCAGACCGGAGGCAGCACTGGCCCAGACCAGCAGCTGGCACCTCCTGCTGCGCCTGCCGAGCCTGAGTCGAAGGACATCTCGAGCTTGCCGAAGTGGGCCCAGACCCTCATCAACGACACCCGCAAGGAAGCCGGGGACGCCCGCGTCCAGGCCAAGGAGCAGGCAGCCGAAGAGGCTCGCCAGAAGCTCGCCCAGGACATCGGCAAGGCGCTCGGTCTCGTGAAGGGTGACGAGAAGGTCGACCCCGACAAGCTCGCCACCGACCTGCAGGCTTCGCAGGCGGAGACCATCGCCGCCCGTCGCGAGCTCGCGATCTACCGGAGCGCGGCTGCCAACGGCGGCGACCCGGACGCCCTGCTCGACTCCAACAGCTTCCTCCGTTCCATCGAGTCGGTTGACCCGACCGACACGGAGAAGATCGCCGCAGCCATCAAGGATGCGGTGAAGAACAACAGCAAGCTCTCCATGGCGCCCCGGGCGGGCTCGAAGAGCGGCGGTGATGTCGGTGGATCCGGCGAGCGCACCGTCACCCAGGAAGCGTTCGACAAGATGTCGGGCGCGGAGCGGAACAAGCTCTACCAGACCGACCCCGACCTGTACGCGCGACTCAGCGCGAGCAGGGAATAGCGCTCGTAGGAGGGGCGCACCACCATGGCCACGACTTTCAGCACCGACCTGTACGCTCCCGAGGTGTGGGCGGACCTCGCCCAGGAGCAGTTCAAGAAGAAGGCGATCATCGTCAACTCGCCGGCAGTCCTCACCGACGACACCCTCGTCGGGCAGCCGGGCGACACCATCAACTTCCCCAGCTGGATGCTGATGACCGACATGGTCGACCTCGCCGAGACCGACGTCCTGGTCCCCGAGAAGCTCACACAGAAGAACTCGAAGGCCACCATCAAGGAGGCCGGCAAGGCTGCTGAGTGGACCGACAAGGCCAAGCTGGTCGGGATCGGCAACGTCCAGGACGAGGCCATCCGTCAGTTCGGCATCCTGTCCGCCCGCAAGGTGGACGCCGACCTGATCGCGGCCGCCACCGCCACCATCGCGGCTGGCACCACCTACGCCGACGGCACCACCGCGACCGCGAGCGAGCCCCTCAAGCTCACCGCCACGGGTGGCTTCACCTGGGCGAACATCGTCAAGGCAGGCCTCCTGTTCGGCGACGAGTGGGACCCGGCTGAGTTCGCGGGCGTCTACATCAACTCCGCTGCCGCTGAGGTGATGCTGAACGACGAGAAGTTCATCCAGGCCGCGCAGGGGGCAGGCTCCAACAGCCTCGTCAACGGTGGCCTCATCGGCACCAAGAACGGGCTGCAGTTCTTCTACACCAACCGCCTCGCCGCCAACAAGGCGCTGCTGCTGAAGAACAACAGCCTCGGCCTGTTCTACAAGCGCCGCCCGATCGTCGAGCAGGATCGCGACATCCTCGCCCGCACGACCGTCGTCGCGACGAACATGCACTACGGCGTCAAGCGCATCCTCGACGAGGGTGTCGTCGACATCACGCTCGCCTGATCGGAGGACGAACATGTTGCTGCGACGCCACAGGGCGAGTCTGCCTGACGTGGACCCGGCGTTCGACAAGACGCCCCACGAGACGGTGGACCCCGCCTTCACCGACCCGAACCTGACCAGCGCTGAGGCAGGGGAGCAGCCGGAGACCCCGGCGAACCCCGTCTTTGACCCGAGCCTCCACAACGCCGAGAAGGTCCTCGAGCACGCAGCCGCGCTGGACGCGGAAGGGCTTGAGGCCCTGACCCAGGCCGAGGCCGCTGGCAAGGCCCGCAAGGGCGTGCTGGAGGCACTCGCCAAGTTCTGGGAGAAGGAGCGAGAGGAGGCCCCCGGTACGCCGGGGGACCCCGAGGCTCCCGATCCCGGAGACGCTCCCTCGAAGGACGACGAGGGGGCCCCCGTCAACCCGGGGGAGGCCCAGGCTCCCGAGTCCGGAGACGCTCCCTCGAAGGACGACGAGGGACTGTTCTGAGAAGTCGGGCCCCGCTCCCAACTGGGTCGGGGCCCGATTCTTAGATCGGTTGATCGCCGAGTAAAAGGAGAACCCACCATGTCCTACCCTGTTGGCGTCCAAACTGTGACGCTCCGCCTCGGCTCGAGCTTCGACTCCGCCGGTATGCTCGCCAAGATCGAGGGGAACGTCGTCCCCCTGTTCGGCGCGGGCGCCGACCACCTCGTGTGGGGCGCCACCGGGCAAACCTACGCGAAGGTGCTGACCAAGCTCGCGTGGGACGACACCGAGAAGGTCGCCGTTGCCATCGTGCCCCACCCGACTCAGGCTGGATGGAAGGACCAGACGCAGGCCACGTTCTCCGGCTGGTCGTACAAGATCAGCGCGGTAGCCGTCTACGCCAGCGGAGAGCCGCAGACGTTTGAGCGGACCATCACCCCCCAGCCGGGCGACACCGTGATCGACGTGGACCTCCTGCCCAACGGTGCCGCTGCCACGCCGACCGTGGTCGCCGAGTGGGAACAGGCGCGCCTGGACGTGCTCGACGCCATCGCCAACGCGACGGAAGTTGAGCAGGTCACCCTCACTGAGGACCTCGCCTACACGCTCCCCGCCGGCGTCTCGCCGAACCGCGTGCATAGCGTGGTGTTCACTCAGGACGCGACCGGCGGGCATACGGTCACGTTCGGCGGAACCCGCATCAACGTGGACCCCGCAGCAGGATCCAGCACGGAGGTTGAGGTGTGGCCGGGTGGAATGAGGGCCATCCCTGCGTCGGGCGCCCCCGGTGCGGCCATGGCTACGTCGAAAGCGAGCGCCCCTCTCGGCGTTCGGCGCTCCCCTGTGACCGTGTTCCAGGCCGGGCACGGCTGGACGATCACCAATGGCGGAGCATCCACGAACCTCAACGACACCACCGACTTCCGGCTGGGATCGCAGGCGGCGCGCATTGAGATCACGTCCAACACGCAGCTCTCATCGCCCACGCTGGCGCCCATCGACCTGACAGGCAAGCAAATACGCCTGCTCATGAAGGTGGAGAACATGTCGGCCCTGACCAACTTCCGGTTCTACGCAGCAAACGCCACATTCACCAGCTACAAGAACTACAACCTCGGCCTCGTGGAAGCGCGCTTGAACGCCACCCACCTGAAGGAGGGTGAGTGGAGCTGGGTCACGATGACCTACCCGTCGGGGACAACGACAGGAACCGACCCGCGCGCAGCCGTGACGAAGTTCCGCCTCACCTGCACGGGTGCGGGGGCGATCGTCCACATCAACGCCGTGGAAATCGTGCCCGAGCCCGTCTCCCTGTTCCCCAACGGTGTCGTGAGCATCTGTTTCGATGACGGGCGGATCACCCCATACAACCTCGCGCGCCCGAAGATGGACGCGATGGGGTTCCCCGGCACGTACTACCCGATCATCGACCGAGTGAACCATGTCTCCGGCAGCTACATGACGGTCGCGCAGTTGAGGAGCTTGCGCGACTTCAGTGGCGCCGAAATCGGTGTCCACGCCGCCAAGGCCGAGAACCACGACGCCGGGTTCGACACACTCACCGGCGCGCAGGTGGAGGCCGAAATCCTCACCTCGCAGGAGTTCTTCTGGAGTAACGGGCTGGGCGTCGCCGACGGGATCGCGTGGCCGCTCGGCGTGTCCACCCGAGTGCAGGAGGATGCCGCCGCGAAGCTGCTGGCCTACGGGCGGGGGAACACCACGCAGACCCGAGAGACGTGGCCGCCCGCCAACAACATGGTCATTCGCTCGCAGGCCATCTCCTCGACCACCACGCTGGCGCAGGCTCAGGCCTACGTCCTCGCCGCCAAGAAGGGACGCGGGTGGACGTCCCTGACGTTCCACGACATCGTGGCTTCCGGCGCGACCGGGGGCCTGGAGTGGAACAAGGCCGACTTCGACGCACTCATGGACTACATCGCCGCGGAGGATGTTCCGGTCATGACCATCTCCGACGTGATGCGCGCACAGGCCCGGGCCTAACGCACCCGTAGGCCCGACCGTCCAGTGGGGGTGACCCGTGTGCACACTCGACCCTCACTGGATCGACTGCCCTCATTGCGGGGCCCGCTGGTGGCTGCTGTGTGGTGAGACCCGCGAGGAGTTCGCGCGGCGCGTCCGACAGTTCCCCCCATGCTGCGCGAACTACGCCCCGCCTGCCTGAGCTACGGCTCGGGTGGGCCCGTAGGCCCGCCAGCCTTGTCGGCAAGATTCCCGCCCCCGTCTCCCTCGTGGAGGCGGGGGCGCTCGGTTGACGCCCCGTCCGCTACACTTCCCCCATGACTCTCGTAGTTGACGGGCAGCTAATCAGCCCATCCATGGAGGAGGAGGCCCGCCGTGACGTCCGCCTCGCCACACGTTCGGCGGTCTACGCTGTTGACTCAACCGGGGTGGCTGTCGAAGCAGGCATCCGGTCGGCCCTGGACTGGGCTGCCGCCGCGCAGGCCAGGGCCCTACTCTTCCGGAATGAGCAGGATGCCGCGAACAAGGTCGCGGCATCCCTCTCCCCGCTCGGGAAGCCTCTCGCTAGCGCTTCCATCGGGGGGGCCTCGTGGACGGCGGAGACGGGAACCTCCGCCGTTCCAGGACCATTCCAGATCCCTGCGGGTGGAGGGCTTTGCTCCGCAGCGCTGGCGATCCTGGACGACGCCGGTCTCCTGAACGGGCGGATCGGATACTATGGCTGAGATCCCGCTCTCGTTCCTCGTTCACCGAGCCCAGCTGAAGCCCTTCCTAGGCTCAGGTGCCTACGGCGACCGGTACGGCGACCCCGTGCCCGGGGTCCCGTGCTGGATCAGCCACAAGCGACGGTTGGTGCGCACGGAGGGCGGGGAGGAAGTCGTGTCGGAGGCCACTGTTCTGTTCCGACTCGACCGAACCGTGGACACTCTCCCCAACACCATGATCACTCTCCACACGGAGCTCCCGGGGGTTCCGGCCCAGGAAGCCCAGATCATCACACAGGCTGTCCACACCGACGGTGGGATGGGGACCTGGCAGCACGTGGAGGTGACGGTCTGATGGCTGGCTCGTGGAATGTCGGTGGGTTCATCTCAGGGCTCGACGGGCTCAAGGACATCGTGCACCAGGAGGCCGCTGCGGCTGTGGCCGATGTGGCGGAGTACGTTCTGTCTGAGTCGATTCAGCAGGTTCCGCACGAGGACGGCGACCTCCAGTCGAGTGGGAAGGTGTCCATCGACGAGGAGAACTGTAGAGCAGTGGTCTCGTACGACACCCCCTACGCTGTCGTCCAGCACGAAGACATGACGTTCAAGCACGACCCCGGGCGGAAGGCCAAGTACCTGGAGGACCCCCTCAACGCAGCAGCGAACGGGCCTGCACAGGCTATCATCGCTCGCAGGTTGAAGGGGGAGTGACATGGGGTACGAGAACGACATCGTGGAGGCGGTCGCTGAGCTGCTCGAGGCCGAAGGCGTGGCTGAATGGGACGCCGATGGCGTGTACGCAGCCACTGGGGGCCCTGCCATCTTCATCCAGGCGTACCCAGAGATTGGCAGGCCCGTCGTCACGCTGTCGCCGTACCCTGTCCAGGCCGCCAACGATCCGAACGACTCGACTCTCGGGCTCCAGGTCCGCACCCGGTCCCCGGGCCGAGACCCCCGTCTGACGAACGACCTGGATGACGCAGTCTTCCGCGCGCTTCATGGGCGGCGCGGGGTGAGTCTTGCAGGGTACCGTATTACTCAGATCTTGTTCCAGTCCGGCGCGAGCATGGGACAAGACGGCTCCGAACGTTGGGGTCGCAGCGCCAACTACTACATCACCGGGCCCCGGACGACATAGGAGGAAGCTGTGGCCACCACCAACAAGCCGGAAGAGAAGGCTGAGCTGCTCGAAGAGGGTCTCCAGGCCCCCGCCGAGACGCCGAAGAATCCCACCACCAAGATGCGCAAGGGTGCAGACGTCGTCTACGTCCCGACCGCGTTCGTCACCTCCTTCGAGGCTGACGGCTACACCAAGGAGGACAGCAAGTGAGCACCGTTCCCATCGCCCGCGCCCAGATGGGCGAGGCCCTCCTCAACGGAACGTGGTGGCTGGACGTCAACACCGGCACCACCGGGTCCCCGACGTGGACGCCCGTCAACGGCATCTACGACTTCAAGGACGCCCTGGACACCAAGGACGTCGACGTCTCCGACTTCAGCTCGGACGGCTGGGCAGACTCCCAGTACGTCGGCAAGAGCTGGGGTGTCGACCTGAAGGTCTGGCGCAAGCGGCAGCTCGCCGCGTCCGCCTACGACCCCGGCCAGGAGTACCTGCGCCTCCGGGCGGGCGGCGTCGCCGAGATCCGCTTCTACGAGATGTCCGGCGACGGCACGACCGCCAACGGCCACCCGCGCACGGAGGCCTACACCGGCTTCGTGGGCGTCAAGTGGAGCCCGGACGGCGGCAAGGTCGACGACCCCAAGTCCGTGTCGGTGACGCTCACCGGCAAGGGCAAGCGGACCTCGATCACCCACCCGAAGCCGAACACTCCCTGACAGACGGCCCGGGCCCCGTGTTTGGCTGAGCACGGGGCCTGGGCTCCATCAGCCAACCCTCAGCCACTAAGGAGAACCAACATGGCGTTCCAGAGCGCCTCACGATTCGGACACAGCATCACACTGCCGTTCGGCCCGGGGCGGTCCTACCGGGTCCCCAGCCCGCCCGTCGACGTCGGCAACTTCATGGTCGAGACGACGCAGATCGCTGGCCAGCGGGTCGCCCTCACCCTCGAGCTCGGGGCGTTCCTCGACGAGATCAAGGACCTCCCCGAGGACGACCCCAGGCGCGACGGCCTCATGACGTCCATCGAGGAGAACCAGAAGCTGATCGCTTCCCTCGCCGAGCGCCTCACGGTGCCGGATGAGATGGAGAAGGACTACTTCCGGTCGGTGCTCGGCGAGGCGTACGACAAGATGGTCGAGAACAAGGAGCCCTACGAGCTCGTGAAGCTCGCCGCTTCAACCGTCTCTGTGTGGATCATCCGGGGCCGGGAAGACGCCGAGGCGTTCTGGAACAGCGGGGGCCGCGTGGACCCTCCCAAGGCCCCGCAGGATCGGCGGCGCTCCAAGCGGGCGACCACGTCCCAGAGCATGGGTACGTCCAAGTAACGGAGGACAACCCTGCGGGGCTGCCTCGAGTGTGGTCTCCAGAGCCCGAGAAGGACCCGGGGACACCTTGGGCGGTGCTGTACGACAACTGGGACATCATCAAGCTCGACATGCTGGAGCAGTACGGTCGAGACCTCGACGACCCGGAGGTCGCCGCCCGGACTTCCTGGCACTGGTTCGAGGACCACCTTGGGGGCCTCATGTCGATGCCCATCAAGGCCGTGGCTCCCAGCGGACGCCCGCTCGCCCCGAATCGGTTACAGTTAGCGCTAATGAAGGACTGAACCAGGAAAGGCCTACGCATGGCACTCGACCTTGGGGCGATCAACGGCGTCATCGGCCTCGACGACAGCCCGTTCTCCAAGGTGCTCGACGGCACCAAGGACAAGCTCCGCAAGTGGGCCAACGACACCGCCAAGGAGGGCGAGAAGGGCGGCGAGGAGGGCGGCAAGAAGTTCGCCGAGGGCTGGGGTAAGAAGTCCCTCCTGCTGCTGGGAACGGCGGGCGTCGCCGTAGCGGCCGCCTTCACCGCTGCTGTCGTGAAGGGCATGAACCTGGAGCCCGCCACCGACAAGGTCGCCGCCACCCTTAACCTCACCGTGGAGCAGGCCGACGTCGCATCCAAGGCAGCCGGACAGCTGTACTCAAGCAACTGGGGCGAGTCCATGGAGGACGCCGCCAACCGGACCGGGATCGTCATCTCGTCGATCGAGGGGATGAGGAACGCGACGGCAGAAGAGCTGTCGCGCATGACGGGACTCTTCTCAGCGTTCTCGGACGGGTTCGAGATCGACATGGGCCGCGCCACTCAGGTGGTTGGCCAGATGGTCTCGACTGGCCTCGCAAAGAACGCCGAGGAGGGCCTCGACCTCCTGACGGCAACCCTCCAGAAGGTGCCGGTCGCTGTCCGCGAAGACGTCATGGACGCCGTGGACGAGTACGGGCCCTTCTTCGCCAACCTCGGCATCAGCGGCGAGACCGCCATGACGATGCTCGCCGACTCAGCCGAGAAGGGTATGTACGGCATCGACAAGACCGGCGACGCCCTGAAGGAATTCACGATCCGGTCCACCGACATGTCGAAGGCGACCGGAGATGCCTACAAAGCGATCGGGCTCAGCCAGCAGAAGATGACAGCTGCTCTCCTGAAGGGCGGGGACGAGGGCAAGGCAGCCTTCGCGAAGATCATCGGCGGGCTCGAGGGTATGAAGGACCCAGTAGCGCAGAGCCAGGCCGCGCTCGCTCTGTTCGGCACGCCGCTGGAGGACCTCTCCACGCAGGAGATACCCGGCTTCATCAACATGCTCGCCAACATGGACGGCGGGCTCGGAGACGTCGCCGGATCGACCCAGAAGATGGGCGACACCATGAGCAACAACGCGGCGTCCAACATCGAGTCGTTCAAGCGTGAACTGGAGACCAACGTCGTTGGCTTCGTGGGTGGGGCGGTGCTCCCTGCCCTCAACGACGTCACGAGGGAGCTCAAGGACAACTTCGGCCCAGCGTGGGAGGGGGCCGGGAAGTTCATCCAAGACAACGCCTCGTGGCTCGGGCCGCTTGCTGCTGGGCTCGGCGGGGCGGCTGCTGCGATCGGCCTCGTGGTGGGGGCGGTCAAGGCATGGCAGATGGCTCAGCTCCTCCTCAACCTCGCGATGTCGGCCAACCCCATCGGCATCGTCATCACGATCATCGCTGGGCTGGTCGCCGCCTTCATCACGGCGTACAACACGTCGGAGGACTTCCGCAACATCGTTGACGGTGCGCTCAACGCCGTGAAGGACGGCGCACAGGCCGTCGTGGACTGGTTCAACAACGACTTCCTCGGCTTCTGGGGCGGTGCGTTCGACTCGGCGGGGAAGACCCTCGACGACTGGGGGGAGGGCGTCGACCAGGTCAACGAGGACGTCAACAAGTGGTTCGACGACACCGGCAAGGGGATCCAGGACTGGGCTGGAGACGTCCACAACTCCATGAAGGACGCCACCAATTGGGTCGACCAGAAGGGCAAGGAGATCGGCGACGCCGTCAGCAGCCGCTTCGAGGATGCGAAGAAGTGGGGCCTGGAGAAGCTCACCGGCCTGAAGGACGGGGCGGGCCGCGTCTGGGGGCAGATGGAGGACGGCTTCAAGCTCTGGTCCAGCGCGTTCGGAAAGCTCCTCTCCGGCGACTTCGGAGGCTTCCAGAAGGATGCCGAGAAGATCATGGGCAACATGAAGGACAACCTCCTGAAGGTCTTCGACGGCATCAAGGGCGGGGCCAAGCGCGTCTGGGACCTGCTGCCAGAAGACTTGAAGGCCCCGATCCGGGGTGCGGTGAAGTGGATCAACGACACCTTCATCGGCGGCATCAACGGCATGCTCGGCAAGCTCTCCATCAGCTTCAAGGTGCCCACGATCTCCGGTTTCGCTGAGGGTGGCTACACGGGCCCTGGGGCCAAGTACAAGCCTGCTGGTGTCGTGCACGCGGGCGAGGTTGTGTGGTCACAGGATGACGTGGCTGCGTGGGGCGGGCCGATGGCTGTGGACTCGATGCGCCGCAAGCGGGGCGGCGAGCTCCACGAGGTCCTCGGGTTCGCCGGGGGCGGCATCGTCCCGAACGCCTCTCAGGGCTTCCGCAACTACGATCCCAACTTCCTGAACCGTATCCTCGGCTGGGCCCGGGCGACGGGCCGCACCTGGCACATGACTGGCAACGGTGGGGCGCGCACCTTCCAGGACCAGCTTCGAGCCTGGAACCTGTACCAGAGCGGCCAGGGGCCCCTCGCCGCCAACCCCTGGAAGGGTGGGCCGCACATGGTGCCGGGCGTCGCCATGGACCTGAGCCCCCGCCCGGGCAACTTCGCAGGCGCTCGTGCTCTTCTCCCGGCCTTCGGGCTCGGTTTGACCGTAGGGGGTGAGCCGTGGCACGTCGGGCTCCTCGGGGGCCGTCGAAGCGGCGGGAGCACTGGTGGGGGCGGACTGGGTGGGTTCGACTTCGGAGTCGGGGCCCTCATCAACAGCCTCGTCGACAAGCTCCCTGCCCCCAGCCCGTGGAAGGAGATCGCGGTTGGGGCTCTCAAGAAGATGCCGGAGGGAATCGTCGAGTCGATCATGGGTTCGTTCGGGTTCTCGATGGGGACGAAGAACGCTCCTCGTGGTGTCGCTCAGGTCGCGGAGGACGGGGCCGAGCTCGTGTTCGGGAAGTCCGTCCGGAACTTCCAGGGCGGTGAGACGGTCCTCAACAAGACGGAGACCAGGCGCATGCTTGGTGGCGACACCAAGATCATCTTCGCAGAGGGGTCCATCGTCGTGAAGGCAGACGACATGCGGAAGGCTGCTGACTTCTTTGACATGCTCGAGGAGCAGCTCCCGCTGCACGCCATGATGCGAGAGGTAGGCTGAGCGGTATGCCGAGCCAGACATGGAACAACACCGTTGGGTCGGGGTCCAACTCGACGATCACGCTGGCCTACGACAGCATCAGCGTGAACGGTGACAGCGCGTCGCTCGTCAACCCGAGGATCGAGTTCTACTCGCGATCGGGGTGGTCGGACAGCGTGAACTACATCGAGGGCCGAGGCGCGGTCACGACCCAACGTTGGACGAACACGACCCTGAACGGCGGCACGAAGACGTTCCCGCTGGCCGCGTCGAGCATCAACATCGCGTACGGATCCACGACCGCCACGTACCTCGAGGTCACGGTCTACGGCGTGTCGTTCTTCAACGGCGACAGCACGACGTCGACGTTCCGCATGAACATCGACCTCCCCGCGCGGCCCTACTCATTGCCGAACCCCGCGACCAACTTCACGAGCTCGCCCTCGGGAGCGAATGCCTATCTGTCGTGGACGCCGAACTACACCGGGGCCAACGGCGCGACGCCGTGGAGCAAGCAATACATCGACCGGACCGAGACGGGCGACTGGGCGGGGGCCACTCAGGTCGCGTCGTTGGGGTGGGAGCCCACAAACTGGACGGACACGACTCTCCAGCCGAACAAGCGATACGACTACAGGCACCGTGCCACGAACCCGGCGGGGAGCTCGCCGTACGCCTACGCAGCGAACGCGATCTACACGAAGCCTGCCGCCCCCACGGCGGTCACGGCGGCGAAGCAGACCGATGGCTCCATCCGGGTCACGTTCACGAATGCAGCCCCGTGGGCCACCGCGTTCGAGATCAGCGACAGTGCGAACGGCACGTCCTGGACTGTGTTGACCTCGACCCATGCGGGGGGAACGTACACTCATTCGTCCCCGAACGCCTCCGTCACACACCGCTACCGGGTGCGGGCCAAGACCCCCGACGGGCAGTGGTCCGACTACTCGGCGTCATCCAACATCGTCCAGCTTCAGGCCCCGCCGAACGCCCCGACGTGGCAGGCCTCCATCTACTCAGCGGACGCCCGAGAGGCCGTCACGGTCACGTGGTCCCACAACCCCGTAGACACCACGGCTCAGACAGCCTACGAGATCCAGTGGAGGAGCTCCACGAACGGTGGGTCGACGTGGTCCGCGTGGACCACGACCGGCAAGGTGACGAGCGCCACGAGCTCGCGCACCTTCGCGGCCAACACCTTCCCACAGAACGCCCTGATCGACCGTCAGGTGCGGACGTGGGGCGCTCACGCGACCGCCTCGCTGTGGTCCGCCTCCGAGACGTTCCGGACGTCGGCTCGGCCTACGGCGGGCATCACGTACCCCGCGTCGGGGGGCACCGTCGCAGCCAAGCGGATCACGGTCACGTGGACCTACTCGGACACTGAGGGTTCGGCCCAGTCGAAGTGGGAGGTCGTACTGAAGACGGGCGCGGGGGGCTACATCGACCAGTGGTCGGGGTCCAACGCGAACAAGTCGTTCGCGGTCCCGTATGACCTCGCGGACGCCACGTCCTACAGCGTGGAGGTCACAGTTCGGGACGGCGTCTCGGTGCAGTCGCTCCCGACCGAGGTGACGTTCTCGGTGGCCTACGTGCCCCCGCCCGCCCCGGTGTTCACGGCTTCGTGGGATGAGGAGAAGGCAGCGGCGATCCTGACGATCGGGAACCCGGACCCGGTCGCCCCCCAGCCTGCCGCCGTTACGAACAACGTCTACCGTGACGGCAAGCTGATCGCGACCGGCCTGCCGCTCGGCGCCACGTTCGTTGACCCTCTTGCGCTTCCCGGAGGCTCCTCGTACGTGGTCGAGGCAGTCTCTGCGCTCCCGTCCATGGGTCCGTCAGCACCGCAGGTTCTCGTTCCTTCTGAGGACATTCTCCGGCGTTTCTGGCTCAACTCTGGCCCGGGGTGGTCCAAGGTTGCGAGCTTCTGGGGTAACGTCACCCGAGGGCAGACTCGAGGCCGCAACCGGATGACGGAGCATTACTCCGGGCGGGAACTCGAGACGGAGACCATCGGCGAGGGGCGGGTGTCCCAGCTTCGTGTCTCCGGAACGCTCATCCTCGCGGAAGACAGCCCGAACGACTTCTTCGAGGTCGCCGACGAGCCCACGACTGTCTGCTACCGTGACCGGTACGGCTCCTGGTTCGTGTCGATCGATCCTGTCAGTTCGGAGGCGGAGAACGATGCACTCGCCACCGTGTCGGTCAACATGCGGGAGGTAAACTACACCGACCCATTGATCGGGGGCTGACGTGCTGGACTGGTCTGCTTCTGGTCTTCTCCAGGTCGGATTCTTCGAGCTCCTCACTCGCGAGCGCGCGGCTCTGGGCGAGCTCGAAGGTGTCAAGTCGGCAAGCCGAGAGCGCAACATCTACGCCTCTCCTCGGACAGGAATGACGATCGAGTTCAACGCGAGCCTGCAGAACATTGACTTCGACAAGGTCGCTGTCCGAATGTGGGGCGCGGCCAAGTTCCTGAACGAGGATTCGGGCCCCATCCCGCTCTTCACCGGCATGCCGTACATCGCTGGCCGAAACCGGGGGAGCTCGGACGCCCCGACGTCCTTGAAGCTCCTTGACTACTCGACGGCCCTCGATGTCCCTCTCGGGAGCCATCTAGCTGTTGTGGCTGGGGAAGCTATCACCACTCGTGTTCGAGCCCTTCTCCTGTCCGTCGGGGCCACGGACGCTGTCATCACAGAGAGCTCCGCTCAGGCATCCACGAACATGTTCTTCCTCGCTACCCAGACCAAGCGCCAAGTCGTGAACGAGCTCCTGAAGTCGATTGGGTACTCGGCTGTGTGGGCGGACGACTGGGGTCGCCTCCGGTGCGAGCCCTACGTTGCGCCGGGCGACCGGCCGATCCTGGGCGACCTCGGGTTCATCCATGGCCAGACCTGCACCTACAAGCCTCAGTTCACTATCGAGCACGACACGTACAACGTCCCCAACCACGCCGTCGTCACGGTCAAGACCGATGAGGCGTACCCTCCTGTGGTCGGGGAAGCTTGGCTGCCTGTGGACCACCCCTACAGCTACCAGACTCGAGGGTTCGAGATCCCCCACACCGAGTCGGAAGTCGACATCTCGGTCCAGGCCCTTCCTTCTGACCCCACAGCAACCGACGTCCAGAACTACCTTGCCGCCCTCAAGGCGGGCGGAGACCTGTACGCAGCCCGGGCCCTACAGGAGCGGGCTCAGCCGTCCAGAATGTTCCAAGTTGAGAACCGTTGGCGACCCTTCGATCTTCACCAGGCAGCCCGCTTCGAAGCCCCCGCTCGAGGAGCCCAGCCCTCGATCTCTACGGTTGTGACTGTGGCCAAGGACACGCTACGATACACAGCAGGAGAGCCGTTCCAGATGACGACGAATCTGCTGGAGGTGTTGTGAGGTGTCAGTTTCTGAGTGGGTCCGCAACCTGCGAAGTCTCGCGTCCTCTGCAGCGAAGGCAGCGGCTCCGGAAGTCCCGCACCCTACCTTCGCGACGGTGAAGCAGATCAACCCTCTCCGGATCGCCCTCGACTCGGACCCCAGCAACACTCTCCCCTTCGCCCCGGCTTGTGTTGGGACGTACCCGACGGCGGTCGGACAGAGGGTCTTCGTTCAGTCCTTCGGGCGTCAGCTCGTCGTCCTCGGAGTCCTTGCCGAGGCCAATTAAGGAGAGCAGATGACATCGATTCCGTACTGGCTCCGGCCAGCCTACCGGACGCTCCGGCACCCGCCGGAAGACAGCCTTGCCTACCAACTCGCCTACATCCTTCTCGCGGTAGGTGCGTCCACGTCGTTCCGGGTTCACGACGGGGACCACCTCGACACGCTCCTGGCAGCCTTCGCTTCCGCGTTCGCAGTGTCGGGGTCCCTGGTCGGTTGGGTGTCCCAGTTCAAGGGCTTCTGGAACTTCGAGAGGGGAGCTATCTGGGCGATCTGGGGCGGGCTCGTCATCAGGTCGTTCGTCGTCATCTCGATCTCTGACGCGAGCGTCAGTGAGATCTTCGCCCGGGTGGGGGCCCTGCTGGCGGTATGCGTGCTCCTGATTCCGAGGTATCGTTCCATCCAGGGTGCAGATCTCGACCCTCGCAAGTAAGGAGAAGCCCCTAGTGACCCCCGAAATGCAGGCCGCACTCGCCGCCATGTTGGGTGGGTTCGGTACCCTCGCACTGAAGGAATGGATCCCGGGGGTCTTCCGCTGGTTCACCGGGCGGAGCGCCCGCCAGAAGAGCCTGCTCCAGGAGCAGGAGAAGGAGCTCGCCGAACTCGAGTCGGACCGCGACAAGCAAGCCACGGCTCGCCGTCTGCTCGAGGTCCACTGCACCGCCCTCACGAGGTATCTGGTCGAGGCTGGGTGGGACCCTCGCGATTCTCGGCTAGACTGGCCCCGGTACTGATCGTGCCGGAACCAAAGAAGGAGATCAGCCATGTCCACGAGCTACAACGGTTGGCCAGGCATCGCTTCGGCGTCCGACCCTCGCCTCACCGTCATCGAGCCCGTCCCCAACCGAAAGTTCCGTGTCCGCGCGGGTGACGTCGCAACCGTCTTCAACTGGCTCATCAAGCGCTTCCACGAGGAGGTCGAGCCCATCGACACCGGTGTCCTCGACGACTGGTCCCACGCCTACCGGAAGGTCCGGGAAGGGAGCTCGCTGTCCAACCACGCATCGGGCACGGCGGTTGACCTGAACGCCACCAAGCACCCATTCCAGACCCGGGCGACTTCCAACTTCACGTCGGGACAGATCGCTGCAATCCGCCGCATCCTCGCGGACGCCAACCGGGACGCTCATGTCATCCGCTGGCTGGACGGCCACGACCCGATGCACTTCGAGATCAACTACATCTCGCGAGGCGGCACGGTGGCGAACGTCGCTGCTCTGGCTGCTCGGATCCAGGCACCGACGGTCCCGACCGTCCCCCCTCTCAGCCAGACCTTCGAGCCGCTGGCCCCGCGCCCGATCGAGTGGCAGAACCCGGACGTCGCCCTCGTTCGAATCACGCAGGAGATCGTCGGCGCGGAGGTGGATGGAGTCCGAGGCGACCGCACGCGGGCGGCGACCAAGGCGCACCAGCGCAAGCTCGGGATCCGGAACGCGGACAGCCTGTTCGGCCCTGGTCACGCGGAGGCCTACCTGCTGTCCGTGCCCAACCTGTACCGGGCGAAGCCGGACTCCGAGATGCCCGCTCCGGCCATCAAGCTGCTGCACTACATCGCCGGGCTGCCCGTCGACGACAGCTTCGGGCCCGGCCTGGAGAACGCCGTGAAGCGGATGCAGGTGTGGGCCAACCTGTTCCCGGACGGCAACGTCGGCGACGCCAGCAAGCGCGCCTTCACCCGATAAGGAGAATAACATGTCCGACCCCAACGACTTCGCAGGTGTTCCTCTGGACCCGACCCCCGTCGATCCTGAGGGCACCCCCGGGCTCCCGGAGCTCCCGACCCAGATCGCCTTCCCGCTGCGCACCGTCCTTCGAGGCGTCGTGCAGAGCCTCGTCGGCCTGCTCCTCGCGTGGCTGGCCCGGTACGGCTTTGAGGTCACGGACCCCGGGATCACTCAGGCCATCGTGGACGTCGTCACGGCGGCGGTCTGGATCGCCGGTACTGCGCTGGCAACCTGGGTCATGACCCGGCCCGGCGTCGCGAAGGTCTTCCTCCCTCCCGTCCCGCAGCGGGCCATCTGACCCGAATACCCACGCACACACCAGAAAGCTCCCTGAGAGGCCTTCGAAGGCTTCTCAGGGAGCTTTCTGTCTTGGTCAGCGGATACCGGCCTCCGCCAGAATCAGCTTGCGAGCCTTCTCCTTGAACTCAGGGTAGAAGATCGCGTTGACGGCTCGGCTCGTGTCGGCGTCGCCGACGGCCCCGGCCCGCGCGCCGCTGTAGTGGTCGTACCACTCCGTCAGAGCGTTGAGCCCGGCCCAGGCCGACTCCCGGACGCCGTCGTGGGTGTAGCTGTCGGCGAACAGGCGAGCCATCTCATCGAGGCGGCTCTCCGAGCGGGTGATGGTCGCCTGAGCGGCGTCCTCGGGGGCCCCGAAGTTCCGAGCGATGATCTCCTCGAACTGCTCCTGCGTCATCTTGGTCTGGATGAGCTTCTCGGCCTCCACGTTGAAGTCGTCCAGGTACGAGAACGTCAGGTCGAGGGCGGTGCGGGCCTGCTTGCGGATGATCTGCTCAGCACCCTTGGTGTGGCGGGCCCGGAAGATCGTCTTGTGGTCGTTGAACGCCATGTTGAGCGTGTTCTGGCACACGATGCGGACCGGGGTCACCATGAAGGTGAAGGCCATCGAACCGTCGTGAGCGTTGATCGCGGCCAGGTAGTTGTCGACCTGGTCGACGCCGCCGATCATCATGTGGCCAGGCAGCTTCATCGTGACGAAGAAGCGCTTGCCGCCCTCGAGCGCACCGACCGTTTCGTAGTTGGCTCCGGACTCGTCGACGATGGCGTCGAGAAGGTCGCAGCTCTCCTCGTTCTGGAAGATGCGGAAGGCGTTCCCAACGAAGCCGAGCGGGTCGATCTGACCCTTGATGATGGGGTTGTCGCGGACGACGCCGTTGCAGCCGGGGATGGCGATCTGCTGGCCGTCGACGGTGACGTATGCAGGGACCTTGCGGACGTTCCAGTTGGCCGCGTTGCCGGCAACGAGGGCCTCCTTGGCGGTCATGAGCTCGCCGTTGGGCTTCTCGACGACGGTGCCGAGAGTGTGCCAGGCGGGAGTGTTGGCGGACGCGAAGGTCGCGATGCCGTTGGTGATGTCGAGGTTGTGTGCCATTAGAGTGTTCCTTCCGGGGTTCCTGTTGCGTGTGGGTTAGATGTGCTGGTCGGAGAGGTGACCCCGGTGCGGGGCGAACAGCTCCTCCATCGAGTTCAGAACGCCGTTGCAGACTAACTCCGTCTGCTCCCACCTGTAGTCATGCCGTCTGCAGATGCGCTCGCCGTTGTCGTTGTCCTCAACGCACAGTCCGGCGCTCAGAATTGCTGCCCTCAGCTTCTGCTCCTGTGCTGCCATTTCTTCGTTCCTTGTGTTGTCGTTCATGTCTTGCTCCTTGGTTCCTGTGGGGCCGGTTCCCCCCAACAAGAAGAACTATACTCCATGCAGGCAGGAAGTGCTAGTCCTTTCCGGAAAAACTTTCTAGAAGATTTCCAGGCACCCCGGGCAGTACGCCTTCCTGCCTTGTGTTGACCAACCCGCGCGGCGGAGCTCATGCCCAGCAGGCATGCCATTCGACTCGCTGGTGATCTTGAGGTCGCCGCACCCAGCGCACCGGGCGACCCACCGAAGGGCGGAGGCCAACATCAGGTCGTTGGCCTCCGCCTGCTCCCGGAGCACGTCCTTGAGGACAGGGAGCTCAGCCACGGTGCTTGGGGCAAGGTTGGTTGAGGACGAGGCCGGGTTCGGGTTCGCACACGGCTTGGGCCTCGACCCACGTGCAGTTGTCGCAGGGCTCCTCTGTGTGCCGGGCGACCTTCCCGTCTCCAGCGCCCCACTTCCGCGCGGCGTTCCGCTCCATCTTGCGGAGGACGGCATCCATCAGCTCCTCGACGCTGTGGCCGCAGACGCGGGCGATCGTGCAGCACACGACCACAACGTCTGCGAGCTCCCCCAGATCGAGCTCTTCTAGGAACTCGTCGATCTCTTCGGCGAGCTTCCCCATCTGCGACTCCAGCGTCGGCTCGCTGCCAAATGCGGCCTCGAGCTTGTCGTAGAGGATCGCCGTTAGGGCGTCCATGCGGGTGAAGTCAGAGTTGCTCACAGCATGCCCTCGATCTCCAGGAAGGCGAGCCCGGCCTCGAAGCCGGTCTGGTGGTAGTCCCCCAGAGTGCTGCCGGCGACCGCCGAGCAGAAGGCTCGCAGGAAGTCCTGCTCCTCGGCGAACGCGGTTCGACGACCGTCGGAGGTCTTGAGGTCGTGGCGCTTGTACTCCGGGGAGGTCTTGCGCCACTGCTTGAGGGAAACCTCCGCTGAGACGAAGACGGTGGAGAGTCGTTCGGCGAGGTCCATCGCCACGATGGCGGGCCCGATGATGAGCAGCTCGCCCTTGCTCTCGTTGCTCTCGCGCCGCGCGCCGACGGCCCGGGCGAAGATGTCCGACCCGTCCTTGGCCAGCGCACGCCAGAACAACCGGGCGACCGACTTGGGCCACTCCACCGGGAAGGCCTGCTCGGAGCCCTTCTCCGCCGTTTCGAGAGCCTCGTGGGTCTGGCCCTCCACGATCTGGTTGATCTCCTCGACGAGCTCGTCCAGCTCCTCATCCGGGAGGGGGTCCTCCGCGGCCTCCTCGGCGGTCTCCTCGGCGGGCTCCTCGGCGGGCTCCTCGACGGCCTCCTCCACGTCGGCCTTGTGGTCGGCGTGGAGCTTCTTGCGGGTGCGGCCGAACTCGACCGGGTCGGACACCCATCCGCAGGAGCACTTGGCCCGCCCCATGCCGGACGTCGTCTTGGAGAACAGGCGGTCACCGTCGTCGTCGAACGCGGCGCCGTTGGCGATCAGCTGGTGGTTCATGGTGGTTCCTTCTTTCGTGTGTTGTGGTTCGGTGGGTGGTACGGTCAGCCGCGCGGCAGGGCCGCGATCGCCTCAGCGGAGACGCCCTTGGCCATCAGGCGCGCTCCTGGCGTTGAGGGCCTCGAGGGCCTTGGAGCTCGCGGTGAAGTTGCGGGGCTCACTCCTCATCCGCGATACAGATCGAAAGCGTAGACATCTCGCGAACCGTCGAAAGCGATGAGGCTGACGCGGGCACCCTGACTGATGTACTGACGCCGTGCGGCGCGGGCGCGGGACTCGTCACGGAAGGTGAGCTCGTGGAGGCGGTCGACCTCGGCGTCGGTGAGGGGTCGGTTGGCAGTGGTGGTGTTCATTTCGCGGTTCCTTCGGTTCCTGTGGGGGCTGGTTCTCCCCCAACAAGAAGAACTATAGCCCCACGCAGGCAGGAAGCGCTATTCCTTTCCGGAAAAACTTTCTAGAATCTTCGGAACCATCACTTCACAAGGCTGTTCGTGGAAACGGAGGACGTTGTACCCGAAGGCTTCCATGGTCTTCGCGGTGTTCGCAGCCCGGGTCCGAGCCTGCTTGACGAAGGTGCTGGTGAGCTTGTCTCCCTCCCGCCCGGCCCGGCGCTTCGCCACCGTCTCCTCGTACGCAGAGAGGAACACCAAGGTGAGGGGTGCGACCTGGTCGAGCCCGGCGAGGAACTTGGGGCTCGAGAGCCGCATTCCCTCGCCCAGCACGTAGTCCGGAAGCTCTGTCTCCCGGATGTACTCCAGGGCCCTGGGTAGGGCGCTCATGGACAGCGCGTCCGTCCCGGAGAAGGACCCTCGAGCCTTTCCGAAGGACAACCCTCTCAGGACGCCATTCTCGTCGCAGAGAGGGTTCACCCAGATCTCCCTCCAGACCTTCTCGTCGGGGAGCCACCGGAGTCCCAGCGCGGCGACGACCTCGTTCATGAGCGTCGTCTTGCCGGTGCCGGGCCCCCCGATGACGTACAGCGACCGGCTGGTCATCTGGACACCCGGTACCCACACTCGCAATGGTAGAGCCAGCCCCGGCTGCTGGGGTCGAACGTAGACACGCTCAGCCCCTTGCTGACCCGAACGGAATGGCCGCTGTGCCACATGTGCCAGAATAGCTTGATCACGGCAGCGGCCCCCCGACGACCCACAGGAGGGTCTGGTCGTCACGCCGCCACCACTCAGGCTCCATACCGTTGAGGTACCGGATGATCTTCCCTTCGTATGTCGGGTGGAAGACGATGTCGTCGTCCGTCTCGGGCATCCTGTCGCCGTAGGTCGCGAAGTTGGGGTGGAGGTGGATCTGCTCCAGGGGGAGCTCCTTCGTGTCCCACCCGAGCATCCGCATCCGGTCCTCGAGCCACATCCTGCGGTCCGGCCCGATCGTCATCAGAACGATCCGCTCCAGAGACGCCGGGGCCCCGAAGGCGATCAGCCCGTACAACACGCCCATGGCTGTGTTCCCCGAGCCGAAGGGGAGTACGAGGGTCTTCACCTCGTCGGGGAGGTTGACGACCTGCGTCGCCCCCACCATGACGAAGTCCCGAACGTCCTGCTCCGGGGCGTCCGGGGGTGTGGTGATGCCGTAGGGGAGCTGCCAGCCTCCGGGCGTCTCAGAAGCGATCCTCCGGCCTTCAGACTGCAGCGCCGGGTTGTACCCCACCTTGATGGACGTGATGAAGCTCCCCATCTCCTCCGCCATGCGGATCGACCGGTGCCGGACCGCCTTCTCAGGGGTCGTACCCCCCACCACCGTGATGCTGTCCATCCCCAGCCGATTGGCGATCGTCGCAGCCATGGCGGACTGCGGGGAGAGCACGCTCGCTGCCGACACGATGGTCGTCGCCCCGGACCAGAGCGCCTTGGAGACGAGGTAGTGGCAGGCCCGCAACTTCGAGCCGTTCACGCCGTTCTCGAATCGGAAGAGGTCCTCCCGCTTGTACAGCCGACCGTTCCTGTTCTCCACCGGCGTCAGGTCAGCTGGGTTGTCCGTCACCTTGAGCTTCGGGCACTGAACGCCGGGGTGGTCTGCGCCACACAACGCGCACAGCTGGTTCATCTCTTCTCGATCCTCTTGTTGAAGTCGTTGTCCATGTCGGGCCACTCCCGGTGGAGCATGATCGGTTCACCGGTCTCCAGGTAGTGGTTCTGTTTGGCAGGCACCAGCCCTGGGTCGTCGGGGCTCGCCTCGAGACGAAGATACTCTGGGAGGTGCTCCGCCCGGGCGTCCCACTGGAGCTGGAAGCGCGCTCCCCAGCGCTCCTCCGCCCACCTGATGCGTTCGTAATGCATGTCAGCGTACACGTTGGGGTAGCGCCGGTTCGGCTTGTGCCACGACTTGTACGTGCAGAGAGCCGATTCGAGCGTGAGTCGGAGCACGTCCCGGTTGCCCGGGTTGCGCTCCCGAGCAGCCACGAGAAGCTCCTCTCCCAGCCGCTCGAGCTCGGGCAGGTACACGTCCAGGTCGAGCTTGTCCCACTTCCGGTACGGGTCGCCCCACCCAGCGATGATGGAGAGTCCGTTCCGGTGGCTCGTCGATCCACTGTCGCGCAGCATGAGGGTGGCGGCGTCCGGGACGTCGTCGGGGAACATGATCTTGGCGTACTCGGTCATGCTCCAGGCCGACAGACGGCCCATGTACGGCTGCCCGTTGGCGAACTTCCAGGTCTCGTCCCAACCCTCGTGGCCAGCGAACTTCCAGCCGAAGGCGGGGGCCTGCCCCGCCCCGTCGACCCAGGCCGCTGTCGCCTCCCCGAACTTGCCCTTCTGATAGCGCCGGTCGGTGTCCCACTGGAGATCAGCCCAGTGGTCGTTCCAGAAGCGGACGGCGTCCTCCCACCTGTCCGGATCGCCCGCGCTCGCCTCGAGCAGCAGCTGGGTCGTGACGGGGTTCTGGGTGTTGCCGTTGAGCCACACCATCCAGGCCTTCCCGTCCTCGTCGAGATCGTAGTGGTCCGCGAGGATCGGGAGCAGCAGGTACACGAGACCCGGGTGGGTCTTGTACTTCAGGTGGAAGCTGTAGAAGCGCTGGAAGGCTTCACGCCGGTGCTCAGGCAGTCGCCAGTCACGCATCGGAGACCTCCCCCCGGACGAGAGCGACCGACTCCCCGGCGCGGGCCCCCGCCGAGCCTGCTTCAGCCTCCCAAGACCGGAAACGCCCCGGCTTCAATGTGATCCCTTCACTCTTGAGGAAAGAATCCGCGCGATCCTTCCGGCTTCGGAGGACCAGCTCTCCCCCGGGGGAGTTCGTCGCGAACTCCTCCTGGCGGAGGTCTCTGAATCGCCTGGAGACTTTGTGGGCCCAGGCGAGGAAGAACGATATCATGGCGCGGTACCGGATGTTGGGGGTGGCGAAGTCGCGTCCCGTGCTCCAAGCCTTCCAGTCCCGCACGACCGACTCCTCCAGGTATGGGAGGTACTGGTTTGCGCGGTGGATGTCGTCCTCGCAACCGACGACGGTGAACGACTGAACCCGATCACTCTTGTCGCAGAACGTCTTCAACGGGGCGATTCCCGCTGCCACGATCGCCCCCATCATCGCGAGGGCCCGCCCGTACCGGACGCCCGCGAGGCTGCGGGTGAACATGGTGACGGCGGACGCGGGAGCCCCCTTCTTCTCTCGGGCAGCACTCAGCTCTGCATCGGAGATACCCCACTTGATGATGAGGCGTTCTGCGGCCTTCTCAAATGCATCACGCTCCTCCGCGCTGTCGGTTGAAGCTGCCTTCGCAAGGAGCGCCTCAATCTTCCTCGCGTAGTCACTCATCGCCGTAGCCCTTCCACGAGCGCTTCTCGTTGTTCATCCGCCAGTACTCCTTGCGGGCGAGCTCGTTGGCCCAGCGGATCATCTGGTTGAGCGTCTCCGCCGTCGGGTCACCAAGCAGCTTCTCGAAGCCGTTCTGCAGCTTCTGGACGTGGTCGACGTTGTTGGCCCAACCGTTGGCCCGGTCCAGGTCTGCGAGGCTGTCTCGGACGCGGAGAGCGTCGTCGGCATCCTTGTTCGGAGTGGCGAACGGAGCCCCCATCCGGTCCTCGTCGTACATCCACCAGCGGT